AGTTTGACCAGCGGCGGGCATTCTCGTTGGCGCTGTTCTTAATGCGTCTAGCTGGAACGGCCCCCTCCCGTAAGCAATATGTTAGGGCGGTAGACATAGGAATGGGCCTGCTGACCGGTCTGGATGCTCAGCTAGTATGCAACCCTGGGTGCAACCAGCAGATTGAGGCAATGATTGCTGCTGGCAAGACGACGGCGCATCTGGACTCCCCCCAGCTGAGCCCGGACATTGCGGTGGCGGCCGCACATGGGAAGGAGGACCCGGATGGGTTGACTGGTGGACTGCGGCGTGTGGTCGGAAAAGAGCTGGGCGTTTGGCGGGCCTCAGTGATGGCCGAGTATAGGCTGCAGCCAATGGTCCAGATAGCGAACACACTCCGCACATACTTGGATGATGAGGAGTCAGCGGTGTCAATGGCCTGCCGTCTAGTGGGCGCCACGGGCGTGGAGACACCACTTGAGGTGGTGCGCAGGGCGATTAGTGTCGGCTGCCGTGGTTGCAGCGATAACATGTGTTGGTGTGGCGAAGCAGTCCCGGACGTAGATGTTGACAAGTCACGGACCACGGGTGGGGACACGGTGGTAGTGGGCCGGACGCGCTGCCGATGGCGTCTCCAGTCATCCCACCCCTGGATGATGCGTTGGTTAATTACCAAAGGGGGCAGGCTGCCGACTGATCCGTGGTTGATCCTGGCGATGTTCCCAGGGGTGGTGAGCGTGGAGCAGTTGCGTTCGGTCGTGGTAGACATGGACCTCACTCCCAACAACTGGGATGACTATGAGTCACCGCGAGAGAATAAACGTCTTGGCGGGATGCCGATTGACTGCACGCTCAAGATGGCCCGCCACGCAACCGAGGCCTGCCACGCCGACAAATGGCTGTATGAGTGCAATGCCCCTCCACAGGCAAAATGCGGTCACCTGCTGTGGGTGTCGGGACTCACTGAGAGTGTGCGGTTGGTCCTGGAGAACAACGGGATGCACAAGCTCCCATTGGCCGCCTGGCGGGTATGGAACAAGGAGGTAGGGCCAATAATCCGGCGGGCTGGCATGGTGGGGCACCTTAAAGGAGAGTACTACTTGGAGATGCGGAAGGTCACCAGTGTCTGTGTGCGTGAAGCATTGCGTGCGGATTACGAAGGGGAGCGTCTTGCTCGGACCTGTCGTCCGGTGGTAAAATCATCCCCTGCGGTTGACTACCGCTCCAGGTTTGAGGTCCACCTCCGAACAATTAGTGAGCACGCTGTGGGGCGGGTGCTTCGGCGGGGAGACAGCCGCACACTGGGGGATGAGTGGGCATCGCGGGCCGTGTCTGCCCCATCAGGATCGTCGAGTGGCAGTCAATACCTGAAGGAGTTGGGCAGGGGGAGTGATGATGCGGCTCCCTCCGACCGTCCCAACAAGAAGGCCGTGCTGAGTGCACTGCCATCGAGTTGGTTGGCTCAATTTGGGGACTTGACCAGGGTGGCGCTAGCACGGGCAAGTACCAAACCTGAGCCTGGGGACAAGGCACGTTTGTTGTTGGCCTCAGGGGACGGTTCGACCTTCATCGGCACACATGGCCTGCGGGGCATGGAAGGCAGTGGCAACCATGGTGGAATGGCTGCTAGTCAGCGCCCAGAGATAGTGGGTGAGTGGTTGCATCAATGCGATGCAACCAGGGGTGCGACGCAGACCAGTGCCGACTTGGACAACTACAACGGTCAGCATGAGTTGTGGGAGCTGCAGCGGATGTGGAGGTCCAGAGCTGAACAGTACCGGGCGGTAGGAGGACAGATTGCGAGCGACCGTGCTGCCAGCTGTGACTGGATTGCGGACTCAATGCGGCTGAGTGTGGTACTCGCGGAGGGTCAGCTGTACCGCGTCTATCTGGGGCTGTACAGCGGGCACCGCGGCACCACCTGGGATAACACCAACAAACATGAGATTGATAGGTTGGTGGCCTTGGACAATTTGTCAGCCATAGGACTGCGTGTCGAGCACTTTGGTGCTACGGAAAGTGGCGATGATGAGTGGCTGAAGACCACAACGTGGGCTGAGGCCGTCTATTACCTGCAGATGTGTA